GGCCAGGATACTGTGTTGGGAAACCCAGCTTGCTGTGGGACGTCCAACAGGGCAAGCCTGTAGGCACTCATGTCAGCTTGCTCTTGTTCAGACATAGCACTCCAGCGCAGTGGATTACTGACGATGGGGTCTACATCAGCTACCAGGCGTCGGTCTCTTTCTGCCCTGACAGAGGCAGCTGTGGCTGCATCTAGTTCTTCCTGGGTTGGTGCCACGTAGGCACTGAAGTCGGAACCGATGAGGGCTAGGAGGGCTGCATTGTCGATAGTGTTGTCTGTGTCGGTAGGATCTATGGTGTAAGGAAGCCAACCGTAGTCGGGGTGGTTTATCTCGACATCCATACGGGTGTTGTCAGCTGATAGTGAACTCGCGTTCCTATACTCTGTGATCGTAGCTACTGAAGTCATCTTATGAAATCCTCACAAATAGTGTTGCTGGGTATCTTGACGATGCGACATCAGCTTCACCCATAGCTCTCCAGGTTCCACTAGGGGATGCACCACCTATGTCCATAGCTGTATTGTCGCTGAAAATAGACGTGGAGACAGAACCAGCGTACTTTAGACCTGATCCAGCGTAAGACGTACCAGCTGTGATGGTACCAGTTGAAGACTTACCGAGCCATGCGTAGGTTCCTACGGCACCCAGGGTTGTAGTGGTACCTGATGCAGTCCCGACAGCTAAGGCAGTGACGTGACCGTTGCTGTCTAGGGTGATGTCCTGGATGAAGGTGTTACCACTGTTGTTACTGCTAGAGGCTGCACTGATGGTTGGGTGGGCCGTAAGGGCTCCTATGCCAGCCGCTGTGGGTGGCGTGTAGGTAAAGACACCTGTACTGTTGTTGTAACTGAGGCCACCGTTGCCACTAGCGGAACCCTCGGAGCCTACAGATAGGTCCGTAAGAGATATAGCTGTACCTGGGTCTGGCATCGTGACAGTCTTGGTGTTTACGCCTGTGATGTGACCGTAGCTGTCTGAGGTTACCTGGTCGACAACAGTGAACGTACTGCCAGCTGAGGGGGCTGCGCTGGATGTACTGTTGGTACGGGAGACAGCATCGTGGTTGAGTGTGATCGTAGATGCGCCAGTCTGGTTCGTCGTGAAGCTACCACCACCCCCAATTAGAGTGCCAGCCTGGATGGTAACTGTAGAGTCATTAGCTGAACCTGAGGCTGCATTGATGGTGTCTATTTGTGTCTGGATGGCGCTGGTCACACCATTGAGATACTGTAGTTCTGTGGATGTGACACCAGCCGTGTCGGCTCCTGACAAGATGTTCAAGTCGGCGGTGTTACCTGTGTAGCCATCTAGAACATTAAGCTCACTTTGGTCTGCGGTTACTGCGCCGCTCAAGTTTGGTAGGGTGGCCTTAACTGTGCTCTTGATTAGACGTAGGTGGTCATCGGCTTGACCTAGGCCATCGGTAGACGCTGGGTTACTAGCGTTGAGGCTGTTGATATAGGTTCCTGACTCTAGGGCCATGACGTGAGTTCCTTACTTTTGTGGGGCTGGGGGTTTACTAAGAACCGTAAGAGGGACTTTTGTGGGGCTGGGGTTCTGCTTAAAAAGGTCTGACAACAACAACAACAAGAACAACCTTTAACGGTCTTTTGAAATCCATTGATTGATTAGGCCACTGGGGGGTCAAACCTGGTGACATGGGACCCAATAAAGACATTCATTTCATTAGATTATACTTAAGTCATTGATATCATTGGTTAGCATATGTCATCGGATACACTATCCGTTGACCTTTCGTAATGATCATAGGGTAAAAGCGTAGGGATGACCTGGTTCAAAGACATTAGGCGATTGTTGTCTGGACCAAGGTCATTTCTTTTAAAGACAAATCGGGACCTTAGTCTCCACTCAAGTCTCCACTCAAGTCTCCACTCTTGTCTTCACTGATGTCAGTCGTTTGTTGTCTTTGCTGTTCACTCTTGCGTTTCTTATCTTCCGTGCTTACAGCGTTAGTGGAAGTAGCCATAGTCCAGCTGAAGTCACCACCAGCCTGACCTAGGTTGTAGCTCGTTTGTATGTCTAAAGATATCATATGTGTCCTTCGTGGTATTAGACCACAGGTGACCGACCTATGTCTTGTACTTATGTGGCTGGGAGTATGCCACTTAAGACACCTGTGGTTCGGTCACCTGTGATGCACTGAGAGAACTGATAATACATATGGTGGTTGGGAGGAACATCATCAGTTCGGTCATCGGTATTTCTAGGTTGGCACCATATGTCCCTTCCTTCGTAAGGGGGTCTCTTAGTACCTGTTGCATTTATGTACACATGTTCATCTTATGTTCCCATGTAGACACAGTTATTTTAGGCATCGGACATGTAATCCGACACTCAGGTATAGACATATAGTCACCTATGATTAACTCTAGTAAACGTAAGTTGACATAGCTTACTTGAGCCAGGTAGCAGACCATAGTTCACTTTTGGTCGCCCCTGGCTCTCTTAATTCTTACGTTTATACTCTTGTTTGTTAATCATCCTGATGTTGTTTGGTCTTTCACGTTCACTTGAGGATGCCCTGTTGGCTACCTGGTCTTTCCAAAACTGATAGTAATCTTTAAACAATCGTACTGGTAGATCGGTAGCTATCAGGTGCCTGTGATTATGCTGTCCTCTCGATACTGTTATCCATCCCTCTTCTGAGCACTCGGTAATCATTGTGTCGAGCGCTGGTCGGCTACAGAAGTTCTTTTGCAATAGATCCCTCACACTGATGCGTGCGTCTGTCATCTCGGCTCGGATACACCACATAATAAATAGTTGTCGTACTCGAGTAGATAAACAATAGTTGAGGAACCTTGTCTGGCTGTTGTCTAAATCATCAACTACAGGCTCTTTTGAGTAGTCAATGATCTGAAGTTCTAAGAAGTCTAATGCTGATACAAATGTCATGCTTGGAAAACACCTGTAACTGTGGGTGGACCTCTAAACCAGCTGCTTGGTGCACCTTGTCTCCATGTGGAGTCGTCAGTGGTGCTCGGTAGTGCTTTTATTATGAGTTGTTCAGTCATAATTGTCTCTCTCCTTTCTACCCCAATAGACTAAAAGAGAGAAACACAGTGGATCAACAGTTAATATAGTCAACGGACATAAGTTACATATAAACTAACTATGCAACTAGCCTCTCTAATGCAAATTAGTTCACTACAGTGAATAAAAGACCCATTATTCACACTGCTTTTTACCTGTCAGTGGATCATAGTAGCAAGCACCACCAACCTCAGATGCATCATCCTCAGTCACAACTTGGGACACCTCAGGTGTATCCTCAGTAGCTACGTCCTCACTGGTTGCAGCATTCAGAATACCATATCTCTTGCCGCTTGCTCTGAAGGTTGTGCACCCTGAGGCACCACCGTCGTAGGCATCCATGTAGACCTTCTTAAAGTCTTCCCAGGACACATCATCACCGACGTTACATGTCTTACTGCAAGCACTGTCGACGTAAGCAGAGGCGACGTTGAGCACTTTGACGTGATCAAACACCGACAGTTCATCGGCTGTCTTACCTTTGACACTCCACTCTCGAAATGCGTAGTCTTCTACTCGTTCTTTGCGTGGACCGTCGTATGTCTGGATGTCTCGGTCATAATAATGACTGAACACAGGTTCTATCCCACTGCTTACGTTGTCAGCTGATAGGCTGATGGTCCCAGTAGGTGCGACTGACAATAGATGTGAGTTGCGGATGCCATGCTTCTTGATGGACTCCCTGATGCTTCCTGGTAGTGTCTTAGCGAAGTCACTGTCGAGCATGAGTTCATTGTACAATGGGAATGGTCCCTTCTCGATAGCCAGGTCTACTGATGTCCTGTAGGACGTGTCACGCAACATCTGCATAACTGTCTTGAACTCTTCCAGGAAACCATAGCTTCCATATTCATAACCTAGTGCCTCGATAGCATTAGCCACACCAGTCACACCAAGGCCCATCCTACGCTTACTAGCTGCTTCGACGTATTGTTCGTCCAGGGGATACGTTGCTCTGTCCACGACGTTGTCCATCGCCCTGACCACATGTCTGATGTCATCGTTAAATAAGACGTAGTCGAAGAACGGACGTTCACCAGCGTGAATACCTACGTGCTTGACGTACTTCACCAGGTTAAAGCTTCCCAGGAGACATGCTCCGTTTGGTGGGAGTGGCTGCTCACCACATGGGTTGGTTGCAGCAATTCTCTCACAGTACCACAGGTTATTCTTCTTGTTGATCCTATCGATGAACAGGATACCAGGCTCGGCCCAGTCCCAGGTAGAACGCATGATCTGATCCCAAAGTGCTCGAGCGTCTACAGTCTTGTAGACACGGCCCTCGAAGGTAAGATCGAAGTCACTGCCAGCTTTCACTGCTTGCATAAAGATATCAGTCACACCGACACTGATGTTAAAACCTGTTAGATCAGTACTGTTGTTCTTTGAAGTAATGAACTCTTCGATGTCAGGGTGATCGACACGTAGTACACCCATCTGTGCACCTCTCCGATGACCAGCTGATGCAATAGTCTTACAGATAGCATCGAAGATACCCATGAAGCTTAGAGGACCTGATGACTTGCTGTCTAGGGACTTAATGAGATCTCCACGGGGGCGTAGGGTGCTAAAGTCATACCCAATGCCACCACCCAGCTGCATGGTTCTAGCGGCCTTCGATGCAGCCCTCATAATACCTTCCATGCTGTCTTCGATAGTCTGACTGACGAAGCAGTTATATGGTGTAACCTTCCTGGGAGACCCCATTGCTGACTGCACTCTTCCAGCTGGTAAGAACCGCTGGTTATACAGGATGTCCTTAAATGCACGGTAGTGTGGTTCACTGTCTTTAAGTGCATGTGCTACCCGTGCCATAGCTTGCTTAAAGTCTTCCCCTTCCGCTCGATACTTCATGGCGTGGATTTCTTCGGAGATTGGTAGTGATGGACCGAAGTGGTCCTTGTGATTACTGAATGTCATTTGGCTGTTTTCCCTCGAGAAGGTTAATCCGCATTTCGCAGTAACGGATGGCCTTCTTTAGATCTGTGATTTCGGATTGTACTTTGTCTTGTCCATCATAAAGCTTGGACCCAGCGCGGCTAACATATTTGATGATGTTACCACGCCAGAATTCAAACCCGTTGTTCATGATGTATATGATTGGCTCGATGGCCCACTGAGTGTAGTGGCTGGGCCTTTCCACTTTGTCTTCATTAGACATTGTTTAATGATCCATCTGGTGTGCAGCTGGGCCACAGGGTCTTCTTGTTGCTCATGCTGATGCTTTCCCTCTATGTGATGTCTTTGGGGTCCAAAGTTTTATGGTGTTGTTCTTGGTGTCCCAATCCTCGTAGCGTAAGATCCGAGCGAGACGTGCCTGGGTGATTGCATAGTTTGCATCGAGTTTCTGCTTTGCATATGCCTGGACAACCGTGTCCCAGGAACATGACCTGGCAAGCAGCTTCTCAGCTGTCTTGATGCCAACCGTTGGACAGCCTGAGTATCCATCAACAGCATCACCTGTGAGCGTCTGAGTGTAGAACCATCGATCTGCATCAGCCTGACTGATTGTCAGGAACTCACCAGACATCGGCCTGTAAAGCTTACCTGGGACACACTTTAGATCCTTGTCGTCTGACACCATGATCGTGTTGTGACCAGGCGCTGACCCCATGATACCTAGTAGGTCATCTGCCTCGAGCAGTGGCTCTTTAAAGCAGTGAAAGGTTTCGCTCAGGTACTTAAGCATCTCAGGATAACCAACGGGCTTCCTGACCTTCTTACGACCACCTTTGTATTCACTATCGATAGTCTTTCTAAAGTTGTCTTTGTCCGAAAGACATATAATAAATGATTTGGCCTCGAGTGCATCACAGATGCCACTAATAGTTTCTGTAAAGATCTCTTTTGCTTGCTTAAGATCTGTAGCTAATGACCAGATGTCATCACCCCAGTCGATCTCTTCTTCGGCGGCTGCACACGCTCGATATGCGTACAGGTCACCGTCAATTAAGAGGACTGTGTTCTCCTCTGGCGACTGTAAGAATGTTCTGAAGTAGCCCATCCAATTCTCCTTTTTGTTCCATGCCATACTCAGTAATGAGCCAGCGGTTTGACCATGTGTCCTCACCAACATTGGTAGTGATCATGCCCTCAGAGGCCGCTATAGCGACGTAGAAGGCACCTTGACGTGCAAACTGGCTTGATACTGTGAAAGGCTTTCGCCACGCCCTGTCGAGGACGACATACAGTGTGACAACAGCCTCTAAATGAGCCGTGACATCAGTGGGTGTTAGCCCAAGTTCTGCCCACGGAATATTCTGAGGCAATGGGGATTTTAGTTTCGAAATAGCGGCCTGTTTCTTGCGCCATTCGTCGAGAGATATCACCGACATTCTCCGCGATCTCCTGTGTCTTACAGGCAACTTGGATCTCGTCGTGTATCCACCCAACTATATAACTGTCGTCTTTGAACTGCCTGTTGATTTCGTTAAAGGTCAGTTCTACCCACTTCTTGCAAATGATTGCCCCAGCGCTTTGTAGCAGCTGGCTGAGTAGCTTGTGTTCTGACCTGATGTACAGTTTCCGACGATCAAGACCAAGTATGTGGCCTCGCTTGTTATGTGCTTCCTTGAGTTTGTTATTGAGTGTGGCAAACGCTGGAATGTTCTTATTAAATGCTGCTTTAAGTTCCTTGCCACGCTTGGCACCACCACCAGCAATCTTACCGATCAGCTGGTCACCTCCACCATACATAAGTGAGTAAATAAACCTTTTGCTTTCATCTCTCGTAGCAAGGCCAGCTGCCTTTTGGTTGACAGTGTGAATATCACCTTCGAGCATTTGCTTTGCATACTCACCGCCATCAGGAAGGTAATGTGCAAGGCACCTCAACTCGAGACCAGACAAGTCTGAACCAGTCAGGAACCAACCGTCTGGAACTGTGAACAACTCGCGGCATTCTTCGCCATACTCAAGCGACGTCTTTGGCACCTGTCCTAAATTAGGGGATCGATGCGCTGCTCTCCCAGAAATAGTTCCCCCAGACACAATCGTGTGCCTGAGTTTACCATCTTCAGATACTTTCTTTAGCCACGCCTGTGGACCCTCTGCCAGCTGACCTATTCTCTTTTGTATTAAGAAGAACCGTGCCAGGTATTGGGCCTCAGGATATGGAAGTTTACCTAAGATCGTCTCGTCAATCTGAGCATGTCCATTGCCTGTAAACTTCTTTGGTTTCCACCCATACTTCTGCCTTAGACAGAACTCGATATGACGTCGGCTGCTTGGGTTGAACTGTATCTCTTTGCGTTTGATAAATGGCACACCCTTCTCGTAGCCTCGGGTCTTGTTGTTTACCTTAGGTATGAATTCTTCAGTGGTTTCCCAGGGTGGGAACAACTCGTCTAATCCTTGCTCCAGGTCATTACGCTCCTGGGCTAACTTAGAGTACAACTCAATGGCTTTAGTTTTATCAAACGTCCAGCCGTTGTTGCCAATCGTATGACATATCTGTGCTAACGAATGTTCTAACTCGATTGACTGTTCGGAGAAGTCGCGCTCCATGCAGTGCTCATAGAGAACCTTGGTTACCTGGGTGTCCTGGACACAGTAGTCCATCATCTCTTGGCTGTAGTTTTCCCATCCACCGTCGTAATCGTCCTTATAGTCTCCGAGCCGTAGACCCCAAGCCTTGAGACTGTGACTGCCTGTGAGCTTCTTAGGAAAACTCTCAGGGTCTTTGCCGTGACGTATTGTGTCTTTCTCTGCCAGGTTGGCTTCAGTTAACCTCGACAGTACGATTGTGTCTGTGACTTTGCCTAGTATCTTAAAGCCAGGGTACACCTTCTGGAGTGCTGGTATATCATACGCAATGATGTTGTGACCAATGACCTCTTCAGCATTCATCAATGTAAACATCGCTGCTTTGATGTCGTCTTCGCCAGGACCATATTCTTGTACTTCGTCGGTCTCGACGTGTCTCAGAACTATACAGTGGATCTTACTGATTGTGTCTAAAAGTCCATCGCTCTCCAAGTCCCAAACCCAGCGGCTCAACGGTAATCTCCTGAGCCGTTAAGGGATCTTCTTTGCTTCCTGAGTGCTAGTTTCTCCAGGTTCATGTGAGCTAACTCATTGAGGCTTACACCTAAGTCTCTCGAGAGAGCAGCCACGTACCATAGGACATCTCCTAGCTCGAAGATAATGTCTGCACGTTGTGCGTCTGTCAGGCGCTCGTTACCATCAAATCTGATGTCGTCATCGCGGATCATCTTCTTGATCTTGTCACACACTTCGCCAGCTTCGGAAGCTAGACCCAGCGCTGGATATATAACCTTCCATTTGTAGATCATTGTACTGGCTGCATCTGCCTGGTACTCATTCATATTTAAATTGTGAGGGTAAACACTACTATCCATCAGTTCTCTCCTTCGATGGTCTTGCTTTAGGTTTTAAGGTGTAACTGGTGCCAACAGGTCGACAGAGGACAGCTGTGTCTCGATAGACATCAGCCAGGGCATCATGGATCTCCAAGGCCACTGAGCATTGCTCGAAGCTCGGAAACAGAAGCTCTGTCTCATAGTGATAGTCGATCTCTGGTATCCAGTAGATTATTATTAAGATTGTCCAATGGTGCATCAGAAAGGCACCTCTCCGTCGAACTCATTGAAGTCGTTAGTTTCAGTAAGTCGTCCTGTATTTAAGTCATACTTAAGAACACCAGCTGGTCCTACTTCCCCTGTGTGTCTGTTCTTTAAGACAACCAGGTTTCTTTTGCCCGAGGTTGGATCTTCAGCATCGACGTTTATGCCAATACAGGTGTCTGCCAGTTGCGCTATCGCATGTGATCCTCGTAGCTGACTGAGGCTGACTTGAGCACCACCTTCGTGGCCTTTGTCGCCCTGAGGTCGTCTCAGGTGAGACACTAGGATTAGGCAGATGTTTAGCGCCTGGACCTCAACCCGAAGTCGGGTCATGATGTCATCTACAAGCCTTCGCTCGTCGTTGACACCTGACGTCAGACCAGAGATTAGGATACTGATGTGGTCTAAACATATGACCTGGCAACCTAATGCCTTGTTCATGTATCGGATGCGGTTGATGATGACATCCAGGTCGGTAGATCCAAAGTGATCAAACAAGTAGAATTCACCAGCCTTACGCATGTCGTCAAAGGCAGACACAATGTCCTCTTCACAGGTGTCCTCGACAGACACACTGATGTTTTTGTTCATGTGAAGACCGACCAGGCCCTGGGCTGTGCGTTTGACACTCTCTTCAAGCATCATCATACCAATCGGAAACCCTGACTGTTGAACATGATACATTAGCTCTCTGACGAAGGTAGACTTGCCGACCCCCGAGCCAGCGGCAATGGTGACCAGTGATCCCAGCCGTAAGCCCTTCGTCAGATCGTTGAGCTTCGCATATGGATAACTAATGGGAGAGACAGCATCCCCCACACCTATGACCTCTCGGAGATCGGCAGCTGCCACGATACCGTCAGGGCGATAGTCTCGCGCCTGGTGTATCGCCTGTATTACTGTCTTTGCATCTCCTTTGACGAGGGCTTCATTAGCATCTTTGTGTTCACCCAGGTTTGCAATCTTACACAAACCGATAGGCAATGCTTCTGCACACTCGATGGCTGCTTCGCGTCCAGGTTCGTCGTTGTCAAACATCAAAACAACGGACTCAAAGCTAGTCACATAATCATAGTTATTTAGTAGAGCTTTTTTTGCTGACTGACAGCCATTGGGCAGACTGACAGTCGCCCATCGATGGTTCTGGATTTGGCTGATGCTCATGGCATCAAGTTCGCCTTCTGCAACAACTAAGATCTTCCCAGTTGACCACAAGTGTGACCCAAACAGTGTCATAAACTTAGCATCACCAACGATGCTGAAGTCTTTGTTTTTAGTTCTAACCTTTTGTGCTACTGGTCGGCCTTTTCTATCTCGGTACGTCGCCAGCTGGACTGTTTCGCCTCTGTACTTACCAACCGTGTAACCAAACTTTCTACACGTCTCCTCAGTGAGCTTACGCGCCCTCAGGGCTTGGAATTCACCATTAATTAGGGGTATCTCAGGACGCTCCTTTGGGGTCCACTGTGGAGCCTCTCCGTCGCCGCCAGTCCACGCTCCGCAGCCGAAGCAATAGACATGCCCATCGCTGTACATCGCGCCGTTGTCGCGTGACCCACATTGGTCACACGGGACGTGTTGTACAAACTCACTGGTTTCATTCATAATGTAACTCCCATTACAATAAACAAAAAGAGGGCAACCTAAGTTGCCCCCTTGCTCTCCTTCTTGGCTTCTTCAAGCCAATCCTCAGGAATTACCTTCTGCGCGTACTGAAACCCGTGTTTTTGACAATACATCGCATAGCTAGTTGGTGATCCCTTGTATAACTTTGCGTTCTCGTTGGAGAAGACAAAGCGTATGTCGAGGTCAGGAAACTGGTCTTTAATCAGTAAATGCTTCTGACGGTCCTGGACCGCCCAGATGCCTTTAGTCTCGACAAAGAAAAAGCCCCCTGGTTTAGGGAGCTTGAAGTCTGGTGTGTATCGGGCTTGTCGGGCTGGGACTGTGTAAGAGATCTTATCAGTCTCATACTGGAGTTTTATTCCAGCCTGGATGATCTGCTCACTTATTCGTTTCTCTAGCCCTGATCTAAACCCCAGCCGTATCGCGGTCCTAGAAGTCCTCAAGGTCTTCTTGAGAAGGCGTAAATTGATCTTCTGATCCACCTACCTCAAAACCATCAACAGCATCGAAATCGCCAGCACCATCTGTAGACCCACCCGACACGGGATTGATCACCTGGACAGCTGCTAGTCGAAGGCTGATGCCTTTCTTTGCGCCGTTTGTGTAGGCGTCGACCTGGCCTGATGCTCGAAGTTCTGTTCCCGAGAACATCGACGGGACCTGATCTAAAGGGATCGGGTTTCCTTTTGCATCATAGTATTTAGGTTGATACTTTGACTGGATCTTAAATAGGTATTCACCAGTTTCATCGTCGACCTTAAATGGCTGATGAACCTTGTCTTTTGCACCAAAGTTCTCTGACTTAACCTGTGTAATTAGGTCGGTCATGTGCTTTGCCTGGTCTGGTGTAAGACGTAGCTCAACCTTATACTTACCTTCGGGATCAAAGGCTGTGTCTGGTCTCCCTGGTTGCAGCCAAGGGTATTGGGCCGTGCCAGCTGGTGACACGAACTTAGATTTACTCATAGAAATGTTCTCCTTGAATTGTTTCCTACTTCGAAGCTTTTTGTTGGCTTCTAAGGGGGTCTCTTAGTTGTTAGCTAAAGCAATACTCGCTCTCTAAGACCGAGGTGACATCCAGGTCACCTTTCTGGGGTATACTCGCTAGATCCATATCTGGGTTAGACAGCCTGTGGCGACACTCAATCTCAAAGTTCTCGAAGACACAGTTGTCCTCATACATGTCGACTATTGCGTTTCTGATGTTTTGATAGAACGTCCAGGTATCAGCTGCATTAGTTCCAAAGCTATCGTGGATCATAAAGAAGTCTTGGATACCATGATCTAGTGCATGACAGATTGTTAGATGCATGTGCGCTGCATCAAGACTATGGACGAAGTTAGGTGCTACGCCAGCCCGAGCTTTCCTGGTGTCATAAAGTGGCCCAGTACCATTTAAAGTCATCCTAGTGTTTTTCGGCATCTTGGCTTCTCGGTCATACAAGAAGATCCTGACCCGTTTAACATCAGGCTTAGTGTATCTCTGGACAGCTGGGAAACCCGAGGGTGTTGTCCACCTGACAGACCGCCCTTCTCGGGCTAATGCATCAGCATATGACTGTAAGAATGCCATACCTTTGGCTACCGAAGAAATGACCTTCTGCACTGCCTGGTAATTGAACTTAGCTAAGAACCTGGCATATTGCTCTTGTTCTTTAGCATTTCCGAAAGGGTGCTCGGGTATAATACGGTAGTTAACATCACGCTGGAGGGGCTGCATAAGGTCTTCAATGATCTGATCGCCAAACCCTCGCTCTATGGAACTATAACCGTATGTCATTACGTTCCTCTTGACAGTTGACCTGGTGATCCCAAACTCTAGCCACTTCTGTGCTTCCGCAGACCCATCCTCGGTTAGATCCTGGATTACCTGGTTAGCCACAGTCTGATAGACGTCCTGGCATTTATCTGAGGGGAGTAGGTTGACCATATGACCATCCTCAGATGACCTAAGTGCCAGGGCGTAATGCTGTACGCCACTGTTCGTCCCATCCAGGGAGATCGGAAGGTGACACACTGGATCATCGCTGAAGTATGCAAAGACAGCTGCAAGAAACTGAAAAGGCTTGTCTGCTTGTGTCCAGAGATCCACTGTGCCTTTTGGGTCATTATTGACCAACCTCAACCACCGTTCATTATCTAAGACCCACTGTATTCGATCATCGAGGGAAGCCTTCGATACTTTCTTAAAGTCTCCTACGTTTGCCAGGTGTATCGCCAGCCAACCTCGGTCTTCTTCAGCTACGGGTTTTCCCCTGGCAAACTCAAAGAGTGCCTTAATGTGGTCGTCGCGGTGGTAGTTAAAGTGGCAGACTGGATACATCCTAGAACGGAAGTCAAAAGAAAACCCACAGTAAAACTGATCGGCCTCTGACATTCTGTAAGCAGTCTTTAGGTCCTCATTCATGACAACCAGGTTTGCTACACTTTCTCTTCTCTTAATGTGCCAATCCTTTTGATCACGCTTTCGCTGGAACTGTTCTTTTTGATCCAGGTCTTCAAAGTCGTCTGGTAACTTTGGAAACTCTGGTGGCTCAAGTTCGGGAAACTTGGGTATCCGTACCTTTTCGGTAACACAGTAATCCAAGACATCCAGGACACGTTTGTTAATTCTAAATGGTGTTGCTTGGAGAGCATTGATTGCTTTGATGTACAGAGGTTCACCTTCAGTCTCAAAGTTTCTCTCTATTGCTCTCCTTTGTTCCGCTGTAGCTTTTCTGACCAGTGGAACTAAAGCAGCTAATGTTTCATTCTGGTAGCAACCCGTGTCATAGGCGCTCCAGGGCTTAGGTGGAATTAGCGACGGTGCAAACATAGGCTGCGCCCAGGAAGCATCAAACTGACGTTGCTTGAGTAAATCTTCTGCCTGGTCAGTCAAACCGATGGTCCTGTGTGTCTTTAAGTTTTCCTCAACTGTAACCACCTCGAAGACATCAACAGCTTCAAGTATAGCACTAAGGATCGGGGATGCGACTTTGACCTTCTCGGCACGACCCCACTTCTTAAACTGGAAGCCAGCCTTAGATGCAATGATCCTTGCAGCTTTCAGTCGGTATCTTTCACTAGAGTGATCTTTAGTAACCTGGGCGACCAACCTTTTAAACAAGCTCTTGTCAAAGTCCTTTAGCTCGTCAGCCCATATCTCAAGCTCTATCCTAGTTCCTATCGATGTAAGACAGCCAGCTAAAGAGTTCTGCTTTAAGACAGTCTCATAACAACTGTTCAAACCTATGTATGCTAACTTATGTGGGTCCTGGTCGACCAGAGTGTCAAACCACTCGCTCTTTCGTCCTCGACCACTGTCAAACCTCTTTCTGTCTTCATCGATGAGGTCGATAATCCTTTGGGCCACTATAGGTAAAACCTTAGTAATCTCCTGGTGCGGTATCTCGCGCTGGCTTGGTGATAACTTCTCTTGTCTTCTTTTGTAACGCTCCTGACCTCTTTGGATCATTTGTTCTTCTAATTTATGCTGCTGCTCATAAACCGTCGTCATTCTTGTAGTACTCCCTTGGCTTCTAAGGGGGTCTCTTAGTCCCTTGCTCGATAAGCCTTTGTTTTTATTATATCTTTAGTTCAATAAAAAGGGGCCTACTTGGCCCCCATAATCCTCGCTATTTCCTCCTGAGTTTCTGGTGTTTGGTGGACATATTTAGCAGTCGTTTGAAGACTACGATGCCCTAGTTGTTGAGCTACTGTAATAGTAGGTAACTTTAATTCGTTAGCCATCTTAGTAGCGGCGGTGTGTCTTAAGATGTGAAAGACAAACTCTTTGTCGTTCTTAGCAATCCTGTACCGAGCCTCGTCCCACACATTGTAAAACTTGCGGTGGCTGTAGAACTTACCTGGTCTAAACTCTAGTGCCATCAGTGCGGCAAAGGTTGAACCAGCGCAGACAACATCACGGTCATCTCCGTTCTTTGTGTCAGTCAAATGCACTGTGCACTTGTCACTATCAACCGTTACCATGTCAGGGGTAATCGATAGGATCTCACCGTGGCGCATACCTGTGTTCAGCGCCAAAGTGCACATGTGTTTCATCCACCAATACTTTCCACCTTTGTACTGGTCTAAGAATGTGTCGAGTTCGCTTGCTTCCTCATCACTCAAATAACGCACTCGGTTACTTCTAACTTTAGCAAACTTAATCTTAGGCAGCTTGGAGATGATCTCCAGATCAAGTGCATGTTTAAGAATAGAACTGATAGCAGCCTTGTAGTGATTGACCGTATTCTCAGACAATCCTTGTTCTTTAAGGTGTAAGCAGAACTGGTGAATGTCTACTGCACTGACATCCCCGATGTCCTTAAAGCCTACTTCCTGGAATGCTCCAAACCGATGCAACTTAGAACGGCTCTCGGATAGGTGCTTATCTCGCCAAATGTTCGGACCCTCGGTATTTACAAAGTCAATAAAGTTCATGTTTCTCTTCCCCCGATTTAGAAGGGTGGCTCTTCGTCTTTCTGGGTTGGTAGCCACACCTTCTTGGTTTCTATTTGTTTTGCCTGGGACCGCTCCTCGGTAGTCCCGAACATAATCTTGATGAATTCTTCGATGGTGTTACCCCAGAGCATGAGCGCCCAGGAGTAACATGTAGCCAATAGCGACGAGGCTGAGTGCGCCGATGATGTCACCCAGCATCTCTAGTTTCCTTCGCCCAGGCTCGAAGAATGCGGTGCAGCGGTAGATCACCAATGCGAACCCATGTATCTTCAGTCGAAGAATATCTGCGCTTTTCCATCAGTCTTTTGATGTCTACAGGCAGCTTACGGGTTGATACTGCTTCTTCCATTTTGATGATTTGTTCTAACGTAAACATGTTGTTCTCTCCTTTCGTTTACCAGTTGATTGCGTCGTAGCCGTTGTCGGTAATTGTGTAGTTGACGTTGCCGACGCCTCTTACGTTCTTGTGAAATGGGGCAATGCCATTGACTAAAACTCGCTTGATCATCTTGCGTCTAAGCAGTTGGTTCAGTGCTTTGGCGTTCTTCTTGTCGTCGGCAAATGGGAATGGGTAAACCATGCTGTCATTGCGTCGTGCAGCGGTTTGCAAAATGATGGACATTGCGTCCGACAGTTGATCGCTGAGGGTGCTCATTATTCTACCCCCCGTGACCAAAGGTTAATGTCTTGAAGCCTAGCTGATGAGTTGAACCGCTCGAGTAACTCATCGCGCTGTGCGTCTTTCAATGCAGATCTGAGTAAGCTGCCTATGACTTGCTTTGCAGATTTGGCATTGTCACAGTACAGGTGGCTAAGAGCAATCTCTAAGCCTTTTCGCTGGGATTTAGTTAAAGTAGTCATCTTTCAGTCTCCTTTTAGTAAGGGACTGATGAGTTCCGATGATCACTTATGTCTGGTAGCGGAGGAGGGACTTGAACCCCCGACACGCGGATTATGATTCCGCTGCTCTAACCACCGTCGACTTATGATCACCGATCTCATCGTCCGTACACTTAATATAAGCATCGGATACACTAATTACAAGTCCTAGACTTAAGTTTTCCCATAAGGGGGTCTCTTAGTCAGCAAAAAACACCGATCCAAACTGATGTTAGACCGATGTTTACTTATTATGTTTGACTTGCGTCGGTTGGCATACACCTAGCGGCAATCTTGTAGAACGGATTGCTTTCATATGCGAACCAGCTGCTTTGGTTAGCTATAGTTGAGCACTGATGTTCAGTCATGGGTTCGCTGTAGACGTACTGGTTGCCGACAAAGTGCCAGTCAGTCCCGTCAAAACCCCAGATAGAAAACACCAGGAGAAAGGTTTTCATTTCTCTATTAACTCAAAGTGTGGGCCATCGATGAACGGACGTCTACCCTGGGAGCGTCTAAGGTCGACGTATGAGTTCATCGCATCTTCCATTGAGCCATTCCAGTGTCTGATGTTCATAGGATATGGCATAGCCTCGGTTGCCCAGGATGCACCCCAGCATATGTCGACACCAACGTCTCGAGCAGCTGATGCCATAGCGTCGGCTATCTCGTCGTAGAGGTTGAGCTCCCAGCGCCCATTGGGTGTTGCGTTGCTGTCCCAGGCCATAAGATCAACAGCTAGTCCATCTAGGTGTTTACTTTTCATCGTCTTCGATGCTCCAGACTTGACGAGCTTCTCTTGCTCTGTTCGAGTACGGAGACCACAAATCACGCTGAAGTCTTGCGAGGATCGACCGATGGCAGATTTAACAACTGCAACCATGCGTTCATCTACGCCTTCGAGCTTTTCGAGGCTTCTCTTGCCTAACTTAAATGCCATTACTTCTTGTTCCTTCTGTTGTAGTCCCAGAGCCGATAGACGTTTACGATTGTGTTGATGCTCACCATTGTGAACAGGCAGATCCATTGCCACAGTTCCATCTCTAGGCTCTCCTTCTAGTTACTAAGTTCATTAATCCTCGGCCCATCTCGCTCGGGCTTGGGGCCAGCCATCCGAGCACCAGGGCAATGATTACCCAGGGTGGTATGTCCTGGTTCATAATACGGATGCTATCGACGTCCCTGGTCGTCACTGTGTCTTCGAGTTCGTTGACCTCGATGTCACCCCCTTCGCTTCTAATGTTGCTCTGGTCGGCTACGATCTGTTGGTTAGCCTCAGCTGCCATCTGTGTCCCGACAGCCGTCAAGGTTGGGCCGCTGTTTCCACCGCCGATCCCTGGAAGCCAACTAAGAGGGGAACATGACGCCAGGACAAATGCACTACTTATTGCTAGTGTTGCTATAGCTTTGCTCATGGACCACCTTGTTGGGAGTTACTGTTGTCTTTGACTCTTTGCCCATCCAAATGCCAAAGCAGCCAGTTAGAGCACCCATGCAGACGGACACTAAGCCAGCCTGGTATGCATTCACTTCGTCACTAGGGATCGACATAAACCAGTGGACTGATTGGTAGGTAAGAAGGGTTACCAAGGCCATCATAAGTCGGGGTAAGATCTTCAAGTCATCTATGAACCTAGCGGTTACTTGTACCATCTCTAATCGTCCTTACTAAATGTAATGCTATTTGTTTCTCTCTGGTGATAATCAGGATGCGTCCTTGATCATCGAGGAGAATGTATCGGTTGTTACGCTCGAGCAGCGTCACAGCTAAAAGCCTTTGAAGTACCAAATGAGCCCTATGATTGCACCGATAGTAGCTGTGGCACCTAACCCCACACCAGCAACAACAGAGATCGTCTCAATCATCTCTTCGCGCTCTTGCTGTGCTTTTCTCTCAGCTTCCTTACGCGCCTTTCGAGCATCAGCGCAGTACTTAAGGAAGTCGCCGTGTAAGCCTGGGCGGCCTGTGTATATCATTATTTGCTTGAGTTCTTCTTCAGCTTGCTTCATCTGTTCTAATGCTAAGAACTCTTCCAGATCTGACTCCAGGCGAGGGGCAAACATGCTGTTCTTCTTCTTCTGTAGACGCTTGTGTGTCGCGTCTTTGTTCTCCACCATCTTGGAGATGCCAGCGGCAGCTGAGGCTATATCCCTCCCAGCTGACACAGTTTGCTTGACGATAGCAAAGCCAGCATTAAAGGCGGCAAGTTCAGCTAACATTAGTTGTCTCCTAGAACTGCTCTCCTAGGTTACTGTTGTTGTGTGTTTGTGTATGAGGCTTTTTGTTGTCGTTCCATCATATGCTCTACTGCATCTCGAATAGCCTTGATGTTCTCATCGATCCTGGCAAGAGATACTTCCTGGGACTGCACGACAGCCTCAAGCTCACTCACAGTGATCTGCATGTCCATGATGTCTCTCATGTTGCGCTCTATGTCTGACATCATCATACTGACGGTCCAGACGATTGCACCAGCTTGAACTAGTAGGCCAAAGATCAGGGTGATTGGCACGGACTTCGACAGGTGCCAGCTGTCTACTGGTGGATTATCAGACATGTATATACCCCTATATATACCTAAGTTTCGTCGAGTACTGATGGACGTACCGCTTTGACCTCATCGATAGTTGTTGCGCTGTCTATTGCTGGATCAGCTGGTGCATCCCTAAGTCTAGCTTTCTTGTCAGCTATGTCTGTCAGTGCAGCCTGGTCGTTTGCTTCCAACGCACGCATGTAATCCACATCTAGTTTC